AGGGTACAGCCACTGTAGTAATAGTATAAGTAGGGCTGCAATCCAACAAAGAACTCCATCGAGTTCTTCCTGAACATCCACCTAGGGTGACCACTAAGAACATTCACTGTTCCTTGGTAACATAAGAACTTGATATACCACATCCGAGCACTGTTCACCTCGAACTCTGCTCAAAATCACTTAAGGACGCAGTTAGCTTTATACCGGCGCCGCAAGTGATTTCCCCCACCATACTTACTCTACACCCTTCCTCGCTAGGGAGCACAGTGCTCTCAAGCCTCTTGGATAGCGGGCCCTAGCTGTAAAGGGGACTTTACTGTCAGTTAGGGACAGTGGGTAGACGGCCTGGACAAAGCTTGTGTCCCTACCTGAGACCTGACCTCTATATCGAGCGGGCTTGTAGCCAGTTCTTCACTATCAGCCCTGTGCTACCAATCCATTGTGATCGGTCTACGCAGGGGAATGGTGGAAAACCTCTTAAAGGCCCGCCTAGCTTAGAGATTCCCTTCTTAGGGATAGTATTGTTTTACCCTTTTAGTCAGTAGTCAGCCATAAGTACAGATGAAGAAGATTGCTCATCCTCCTACGAGGAAACATCACTATCACCATCACCATCACCATCACCAATATCTCGCCAACAACAACAACAACAGAGAGAACACCCTTCAGCACCCGCCCCCCAAACCAGAGAGGAGCAACTCCTTGCCATGATCGCAACCCTGCAACAGCAGGTCAGTACCATGCTCCTCCAACAGCAAGGGAGCAGAGTGGAGGTCACAAGACCTCAAGTTTTCAGTGGAAGGATGGAAGAGATGAGCGCATTTGTCAATGCGGCTTGCCTATACATTAGGATGAAGATGATGGAGGAAGCAGCAGCAACCCAGGTAGCCTGGGTATTGTCATACGTGCAGGGGGGAATAGCAGAGGCATGGAAGGATAATCTATTGGACGAGTTGGCCAAGGGGGAGTCAGAGGTAGAGTCGGCAGAGCAACTATTTGCAAAAATAAGGGACAACTTTGGGGAGACATCGGAGGAGAGAGAAAGATAGAGCAACTGAGAACAATTGAGCAAGGAGGGAGAACCTGTGACAAATACGTGTAGGAGTTCAAAAAGGTTGCCAGAGGAAGTGGTTATGAAGGAAGGCCTCTCATTGAAGAATTTAAAAGAGGACTAAACGGGGCCATCAGGAGGAAACTAGCAGAAGCAGAGGAACTGCCAACCACCATTGGAGAGTGGCAAGAAAGGGCAGTAAGACTGGATAGAAATCAGAGACAGAGCAGGGCAGAGGAGAGAATATTGGGGAGGAGTGTGGTACGCCCAGGGGGAAATGTGCAGCCTAGAGGGGGGGGATCATATGGCGGAAGAGGGGGACAGATAACATGGAGAACAGGAGGAGGGTACAGAGGAGGAGGAGGAGGAAATATGCCTAATAGAGGAAGAGCTCAAATAGGTCCAAGGAGAGACACCAATGCAATGGATGTGGACAGAGGTAGGGGAGGAGACAGGACATGCTATGTGTGTGGAAAGTGGGGCCATATGGCCAAAAACTGCTGGGAAAGACATAGGAGAAGAGTAGTAGAAACGCCGCAGGAGTCGGCAAAAGAAAATGGAGGACAGTGAGCTCTCGGCTGGCCTCCAATAATATATACAGTGTATTGCACCCAGAAAAACTGGGCAATAAATGGAACTCCACCAATACAACTAAGAGAGTAAGAGACGTACGACACACAATACGACCACTAAGGGAAGTCTGGTTGAAAGTTGGGCTAGAAAAGTTGGAAAGTCATGAGGGAGTAACAGTGAGGGCGTTATTAGATAGTGGGGCAACAGGTCTATTCATGGATACAACCTTTGCAAAAGAAAAGGGGTTCAAAATGGAAAAGTTAAAAAGACCCCTGTTAGTCAGGAATGTGGATGGAACAGTAAATGCAGGGGGGGCCATAATGCACCAGGTCGAATGCAACATGTTCTTTAAAGGACATGTGGAAAGAGCAAGGATGGATGTATACAATCTAGGGAAGACAGAATTAATACTGGGAATGCCATGGCTTGCAGCCCATAACCCAGAAATAGATTGGGAGAGAGGAGAAGTAAAGATGACGTGCTGCCCACCTATATGTGGAAGAAGAAAGCAAGGAGTAGAGGAGAAGAAAGTAAGGAAGACGGAAAAGGATGAGGATGAGGAAGTATTAAAGAGGCTAGTGCCCCAGAAATTTTGGAAATGGAAAAAGGTATTTGGGAAAAGGGAATCGGAGAGGATGTTAGCACGAAAGGTCTGGGACCATGCCATAGAACTAAAAGAGGGGTTTACACCAAGAAAGGGAAAAGTATACTCGCTATCAAGAGAAGAAAGGGAGGAAGTATAGACATTTGTGGAGGATCAGCTAAGGAAAGGGTATATCTGACCCTCCAAGTCGCCCCAGACGTCGCCAGTGCACTTTGTGGCAAAAAAGGATGGCACACGGAGAATGGTACAAGACTATCGACACATAAACCAGTGGACGATAAAAAATGGGTACCTCCTGCCCCTCATTGCAGACATACTGGATAGAGTAGGAAAGAGAAAGGTGTTTACAAAGTTGGACTTGAGATGGGGATACAACAACGTCAGAATCAAAGAAGGAGATGAATGGAAGGTAGCATTCACAATGCACATCGGAGCGTACGAACCTACGGTCATGTACTTTGGGTTAACAAACTCTCCCGCCACCTTCCAAGCAATGATGAATGACCTGTTCAGGGACCTTATAAACCAAGAGAATACAGCGACCTTCATTGATGACATTCTAGTAGCCACAGATACAGAAGAAGGGCATGATGAGCTAGTGGAAGAGGTACTAAGGAGGCTAGAAGAAAATGATCTGTTTGTAAAACTGGAAAAATGCAGATGGAAAGTAAGAGAAGTGGAATTTCTGGGAGTGGTAATTGGCCCAAAAGGAGTAGAGATGCAAAAGGAGAAGGTGGAAGGGGTTCTGAACTGGCCGGCACCTAGAAACATCAAAGAAGTACAAAAATTTCTAGGACTCGCCAATTACTACAGAAGGTTCATAAAGAACTTTGCTAGGATAGTGGCACCACTGCACGTGCTAGTCAGAAAGGAGCAAAAATGGAAGTGGGAAAAAGAACAGAAGGAAGCGTTCAAAGAACTTAAGACAGGATTCACTACAGAACCCATCCTAGCCATCCTGGATATTGACAGAGAAATAAGAGTGGAAGCGGACGCATCAGACTATGCAACAGAGGGAGTGTTGTCAACAAAGTGTGAAGATGGAAAGTGGAGGCCGGTGGCCTTCATCTCTAAATCGTTGAATACCATAGAACAAAATTACGAAATCCACGATAAAGAGATGCTGGCAGTTATAAGATGCCTAGAAGCATGGAGGCCCTACCTAGAGGGAGTGAAACTTGAATTCAAAATCTGGACAGACCATAAAAACCTCCAGTATTTTATGACAAGTCAGAAGTTGAACCACAGACAAGTGAGATGGGCCCTATACCTATCACGGTTCAATTTTAGGTTAAAACATGTTCCAGGAAAAAGCATGGGGAAGGCGGATGAATTAAGCAGAAGACCAGACTGGCAGGAGGGAGTAGAAAGAGATAACGAAGATCAGAAGTTGATAAAACCAGAATGGATCAGGGGAGTAGAAACGTCGATAAAGGAAGAGAACCTAAGAGAAAGAATCAGAAAGGCGCAAGAAGGGGATGGAAAGATAGTAGAAGCAATAAAGGAGTTAAAAGGGGCAGGAATAAAAGCACTAAAAGACAAAGAATGGAGAGTTGAGGACAGAATAGTACTAAAGAAAGAAAGGATATACGTGCCAGAAGGAGACCTCAGGAGAGAAATAATACAACTACACCATGACACTCCAGTAGGGGGGCATGGAGGGAGATGGAAGACGACAGAGCTGATTAGTAGGAATTACTGGTAGCCAGGGGTAACGAAAGAGGTGGGAAGATATGTGGAGGGATATGATGCATGCCAGAGGTACAAAAACCGAAGCAAAGCACCAGCAGGAAAGTTAATACCCAACACGATCCCAGAAAAGCCATGGAGTCATATATCGGCAGACTTTATCACCAAGCTGCCACTAGCCCAAGGATATGACGCAATCTTAGTAATATGTGATCAGTTTAGCAAAATGGCACATTTTATAGCAACAACAGAAAAAACGTCGGCAGAAGGACTCACAAAGTTGTTTTGGGACCACGTATGGAAACTACATGGACTTCCAGAAAGCATCATATCAGATCGGGGAGTGCAGTTTGTGGCAGGGATGATGAAGGAGCTGAATAACTTATTGGGAATCTAGACAAAACTCTCAACAGCCTACCACCCGCAAACGGATGGGCAGACAGAGAGGATAAACCAAGAGTTGGAGCAATATCTAAGGGTCTTCATCGATCATAGACAAGAACAGTGGCCGGATTGGTTAGGAACGGCAGAATTCGCGTACAATAACAAAATCCACATGGCTACAAAAATATTACCATTCAAAGCAAACTATGGTCAAGATCCAAGGATGGGATTTGAAGGAAGAAGAAAGGGGAAGTATGAAGTGGCAGAAAAATTTGTGGAAAAAATAAAGAAAATCCAGGAAGAGGCCAAAGCAGCGCTAGGAAAAGTACAGGAGGAAATGAAAAGGTTTGGGGACAGGAAACGAGGAAAGGGAGAAGAGTACAAAGTAGGGGACTTAGTACTGCTGAGTACGAAGGACTTGAAATGGCAGATGAAAGGAAGGAGGTTGGAAAAACTGACTGAACACTTTGTGGGCCCCTACAAGGTAAAGGGAATTGTCTCGAGCAATGCGATAGAGCTAGAACTACCAAACTCTATCAAAATACATCCTGTAGTTAATGTAAGTAGAGTACAGCTCTATAAACCACAGGTAAAGGGGCAGAAGAAGATACCACCAAAACCAGTTATCATCAAGGGAGAAGAGGAATTTGAGGTGGAGAAAATCATAAACAAAAGAACGGTTAGGGGAAAGGAGAAGTTCTTAGTGAGATGGAAAGGCTATACGGCAGAAGAAGATACCTGGGAAAGTAGGGAAAATCTGGAAAACGCAAAGGAGCTGGTAGAAGAATTTGAGAGAGAGTACAGAGAAGAGGATGAAGAACTAAGGCGACAGGAACAAGAAGAAGAAGAGAGGGAGTTCAGCTGAGAATTACCTAGGGAATTCACAGCAAAACTACTATATGGTTGGGGGAAAAGAAGATACGAAAGAGAGAGGGAAAAGAAATGGGACGAAAATTGGTATCAATGGAAAAATTCCTTGGGACGAGGAAACTTGAAGGGGGGGCCATGTTGTGAGAACCTCGAGCAGGAAAAGGTTTCCCACGCATCTAAACACTCAATCTAAAACCTCCAAGCATACAACAGAGTAAAGACATAAACAGGATAGGGACTTAGTAAGCCAAGTCATGTGACAAGGTCAGGTGACCATAGAACATTCTGGAAAGGACATGTGACCATAGGACTCTAGGGTACAGCCACTGTAGTAATAGTATAAGT